ATACCATCAGTCACAACTATATTATCAGCTACACAATCAGAAGATAAGAAAGCAGGGTTAGATGCATGGCGTGAAAGAGTAGGATACCAAGAAGCGCAACGTATAACTAATCAAGCTGCAACTCGGGGAACTGAGATGCACTATGTATTAGAAAATTATATTGATGGTAGAGGTTACATTAATCTGTCACCAGAGGGTGCCTTACCACGACTCATGGCTCACGAAATTGTAGAGAACTTAGATAAGTTAAAAGAAGTATGGGGTAATGAAGTTAGTCTTGCATATGAAGATAGATGGGCAGGTGCAACAGATGTAGTTGGTTTATATGATGATCAACCTACGATCATTGACTTCAAGCAATCAAACAAATTAAAAAGAGAAGAATATGTTGAAGACTATTATTATCAGATAGCAGCATACTCACTAGCACATAAGAAACAATATGGTCCTATAACACAAGGACTTATTTGTGTTTGTACTAAAGATAAAATTTATCAAGAGTTTAAAATGGATCAAGAAAAATTAGATGAGTATGAAGCGAAATGGTTAGAGAGAGTTGATAACTACCATAAGACTAAAGCCACTTCTGAACCTGTTCCCCAAGAGTCTTAGCAGACAATTCAATTTTGTTTTCAAGATTGTGTAATACCATTTGATCAATAGTATCTCTAGCAATTATATCAATGTAAGTTACTTGAGACTTCTGTCCTATTCTATGAGCCCTGTCTTCACTTTGTTGTCTTACTTCAAGATTATATGAGTTACTAAAATAGATAACATACTTAGCAGCAGTCAATGTTAAACCATAACCACCTACCGTTGGATTACCTACTAAGAACCTACACTCTTCTTTGTTTTGAAATTTTTCTACTGCTTGATTACGAACATCAACAGAGTCTTTACCATAGATAGATACTACTGAGTCTACACCATAAGTCTCGGCTAATTTCTTTTTAATACCTTCAATGTTATGTACATAGTTTGCCCAGATAATACATTTGTCTTCTGTCTCTCCAATAATATTCATTAGCTCTGTTAGCTTTGCATTACTTTTAAAATCAACAATGTCCCCTTCATTTGTTTTTACAAAACCATTTGATACTTGTTGTAGTTTAAGTAGTTCAGTAAGTTTATTATTGTAAGATACTTCTGCATCCCTAAGAATCATAAGAGCAGATTCTTTCAATTGCTCATAAGCTTTTCTTTGTTCATCCGGTAGATCTACATATCTTTGTACATACATTTTTTCTGGTAGATCAAGACAATCTTTTTTTCTTACCCTATATGAAAAGTTTTTTAATTTATATTCTAGCTCTTCAAGATTCACATAATACTTTGGTATCTGTATGTTATATCCACCCCGTTCTATACTAAACATAACTGCATACTTAGCTTTGAATACTGTGTAATTATCATACCCTAATAACTTTTTATCTAAGAATGCACATTGTGAGAATAAATCTAATGGTGATTTAGTTATAGGAGAACCTGTTAGTATTCTTTTATATCTAGCAAGTTGGCCTAATTTAATTATAGCTTTAGTCCTTGATGCTCTTAAATTTTTAATAGAAGTACTTTCATCTAATATAATCATACTTCTCATGCCATGTTTTTGTAATTTAGATTCTAACCACTTCTTTCCTGAAGCATGAGATAACGCTTCAACATTCATAAGTACAAATGTAAGTTTATCTGGATCCATCCTAAATGTTTTATCCTTTGAAACTTTCCAAGTATAAATGTTAGTATCTTCTGGACAATGAACATCAATTTCTTTTTTCCAATTTTGGTATACAGAGTTTGGTGCAATAACAAATGCAAAATCAATTCTTTTATCTTGATACAAATAAGCTGCATTATCTATAGCTACCTTTGTCTTACCTGTTCCCATCTCCATGAAGTACGCAAAGTTGTAAGGTTTAGCCCCTTCTACTAACGATCTTCTTTGATGACTGAAGGGCTCTGTTTTGTATTTATACATTGAGAATGATTTAAATTATTTATTTGCAAAGATCAAATAAATAATATATTGATTCGACCAAGGAGGTTCTTATGGACTTAGAAGCAGAATCTATTGTAAAGATAGATATGGCGATGTCATCTGACATTACCGAATCTTGCAAAAAGTTATTGGAAACTCAGAAAAAAATAGCAACGGCTGAAGAAGAACTAAAGAAGTTAAAAGAAGTTGAGACTAATCTTTCTGAGCAAACAATTCCAAACTTAATGCAACAAGCAGGTGTAGAGTTAATTAAACTCGAAGGTGGAATATCCGTAGAGGTTAAACCGTTCTACTCTGCAAGAATACCAGCATCTAGAAGTGAAGAAGCTTTTGAATGGCTACGTGCAAACGGCCATGGAGATCTGATTAAAAACCAGGTGTCCTTGGAGTTTAAAATGAAGCAAGACAATGAAGCTAAAGCACTTGTAGAAGAGTTGAAGAGTAAGGGTCTAGCAGTTCAACAGAAAACATCAGTACACCCTAGTAGTCTTAGATCGTTTGTAAAAGAACAGATCGCAGATTTAGGTAAAGATGTTCCTGCAGAATTGTTTGGAACCTACGTTGCAAATAAAACTAAAATAACCACGAAGGAGTAATCATGATAGAAAAGCAACAAGAAAAAGCGATAGTAAAGAAAAAAGAAAACCTACCAGCTCAATTTGATTTAGAGGGTATGGCAGGTCAAGGTCAAGAGTTTACAACAGCTCGAGATCAAAAACTTCCAATGTTAAAAATACTTTATGCTAACTCTCCTGTGTTAGATGAGACAGATGGTAAATTTGTTGAGTCTGCTAGACAGGGTGACATATGGAGTGAAACATCTGGTACAGTGTGGAAAGGTAAAGAAGGTCTTATAGTAGCACCATGTCTTTATATAAACACATTTAATGAATGGAAGGATAAAGGTGAAGGTTTAGGAAGACCTGTAGCAATACACACTGATCCTGCAATTATGTCTGAGACTACAAGGTCTGCAGACAATAAAGATAGATTGCCTAATGGTAATTATATCGAGGATACAGGAAATCATTTTGTTTACATATTGGATAAAGATATGAATCCAATTGAACAAGCCTTGATACCTTTGAAGTCAACTCAAAAGAAGAAATCCAAAACTTGGAATTCTATGATTCAGTCTAGAAGGGCACAGGGTAAGAATGGTATGTACAATCCACCATCTTGGTCTACTACTTATAAACTGAGTACAACTAAAGAATCTAATTCTAAGAACTCATGGTATGGATGGGTAATAGAATTTAATTCATTCTTAAATCCTACTGAGCATCTAAAAGTATTAGAAGCTACTCAAGGGTTTTATAAGAGTGCTATGAAGAGTGATATCTTTGGTAAGGTAGACTTCTCACAAGAGAATCAATCTCAAGGCAATCAGGTTAAGGAAGCAACTCCGTTTTAATTAATCATGGAGCAAAAACTCTTAAAGATATTTGAGGGTAATTCTGAACTGTTCATCACTACTTCTCTTACGGGGGAAGTAGATGAACGGGGCAAGAAGCAGGTTAAAGTACTCACGGTCCACGAACCTGTTACCCTTGAGTTATGGAAACAACATTTAAAAGGAGAGACACGGATTGGGATAAAACCTGAGAACGGTGACGTGTGTAAATGGGGATGTATTGATATTGATCCCCGTAACTATACTACATTTTCAGAAAAGAAAATTGTAGATATTATAAGAGACAATCAATTACCATTAATTGCAGTAAGATCTAAATCTGGTGGGTTACATTTATTTTTATTTTTAAATGATTGGTACCCTGTCAAAGAAGTTCTTAAAGTTTTGAATGAGTGGAATAAAACTTTTTTCTATTCGGAAGAAGTATTTCCAATGAACAAATGTTTGAACATGCCCTACTTCAACATGGATCAAACTACTGAGTTTGCTTACAATGATAACAATACTCCAGTGATGATAAATAATTTTTTAGAAATGATAACTAAAAAAACTGTAACCTTAGAGCAGTTAAATAATATTAAAGTAAAAGAGTATGAGCCAGAGAGTGATTGGAAACATTATCCTCCTTGTGTTCAGAAAATGATTTCAGAAAAATGGGAAGGTAATCACAGAAACGAATTGTTATTTAATGTTGGTGTTCTTGAGATGAAGAAAGCCGATGGCAGCTTAAATGCAAGTGAGATGCAAAACATTTTACAGAGAAGGAACTATGAAATATTTACAACACCGTTAGATCCTAAAGAAGTAGAAACACTTGCTAAGTCTATATCTAAAAAAGATTATGCTTATAAGTGTCCACCTAAAACAAATGCAATTGCACCACTATGTAATAAAGATCTATGTAAGTTAAGGAAGCTTGGTATTGGTTCACAAGTACCAGATATGATTGATGACTTTGAAGATGTAGAGTTTATTAGATCCACTAAATCAATTGAATACACATTTAAGTTTCAAGATGAGAAAATAATAATTAACCCAGAAGATATGAAAGATGAAAAATCTTTTAGAGTTAAGCTATTACGTTATGGTATCTATTGGATGACATTACCTAAACCTAAGTCGGGACCATCTCCATTTGAAATGCTTATGGCTACATTAGTAAGGAAAGCAGTTGAGAATGAGAAGATGAAATTTGAAGATACACTTGGAGAAGAGAAATATAATTTTCTTAAAAAATTCTTTGAGAGTCATATTGAAGAAGATGACTTTGAGAAACTACAAGACAATTATGTTATACTAGATTCTAAGACAAACATTTGTTACTTCAAAAAAATTACTTTCGAAAAATTTTTAGGTAGTGATAAAACATTTAAGAGTGCTAGTGAAGCATTGAATTTACTTAATTGTGATAGACATGACTACCATGAAGGTGTTAAGAATGTGTGGTCAGTTATGATGCCTAAGTTTGTTGATTACAAAGTAGCAGAGAAAAAAGAAACAACAAAAACTGTAACGGAGATGGATGACGAATTCCACACAGGAAAGTTTAGAACTTAGAATATTAAAAGATCTTTACCATAAAACAGTAAAGATCTTTGGTCCTCCAGGTACAGGTAAAACATACACACTGATTGAGAAGGTTCTTAAAAGTTATTTAAGAAAAGGTGTAAGGCCAAATGATATTGCTTATCTATCTTTTACTAACAAAGCTGTTAACACTGCAGTCAGAAGAGCCATGGAGTCTTTTCCAAATTATTCTACAGAAGATTTTTCAAGATTCAAAACATTACATACTTATTGTAGGAGATACTTTCCAGAAGAAGTATTTGATCCTAAAGATTGTACAATTGATTTTGCACTACAGACTAAAGTAATTAAGTCTTCAGATAAAAGATTAGCAGATGATAACTTCATGTATAAAGATTGGTCACTAGGAGTCTACAGTAAGGCTAGAAATTTATTAATTGATCCAGAAGAAGCATATAAGATGGAGAGTTATAAAAGAGATTCACTCACAGTATTTAAAAGAAAGATAGATACTTACGAACACTACAAGACAGGTGGAGGAGAGAGATCATTCATAGACTTTGATGATATGATTCAAAGAGCAATAACAGAAGTAGATTTCCCACCACTTAAAGTTTTAATCTTAGATGAAGCACAGGACTGTACCCCGTTACAATGGTCAGTGTTATATAAGATGGCACCTAAAGTAGATAGGATATATCTTGCAGGAGATGATGACCAGGCCATATACAAATGGAATGGAGCAGATCCAAAATATTTTACAAAGTTTTTTCCAGGTCGGAAAGTAAAATTAAGAAAGACAGAAAGATTTGGTGAAGCTATACATCGATTCTCTCAAGTAATTAGAAGAGGGATAAGAGATAGTGAAGAGAAAGAGTATCAACCAGGAGACTCAAAAGGATCTGTTAAAAGTTATTTGTCATTCAAAGAGATACCTTTCGAAACATTAAAAGAAGATTGGTATATCTTAGGTCGTATTAATGAAACTGTAAATGAACTTAGGATGTTAGCTAAGGATGCAGGTTTATATTACAAAGACAATAGAGGTACTAAATGTTTTGATCAGAAACAATGGGAAGCTATCAAAGCTTGGACAACAATTAGTAATAATAAAAAGATAGATAAAAGAGCAGCACGGAACATGGTCAAATACATTAGAGAACTTGAAGACCCTGCTTATAGATTAGATAAGTTCTGGAGAAATGAACCAGATCTAAGAGAGTATGATTTTCAAACTTTAAAAGAGTGGTGTGGTTTAGCATTAGAAGATACACAAAAAAATAAACCTTGGTATTGGATACTGAGAAGAAATTTTAAACCAAGACAAGTAAGACACTTCATAAGATTGTTAAGAAGATATGGACAAAAAGAATTAGATAAGGATCCGATAATAACAATTGATACAATACATAGTGTCAAAGGTGGTGAAGCAAATCATGTTGTACTTTATAGTAAAGGTAATTATCCATCTGATTATGCAAACAAAAACAAACAAGAAAAAAGTGATGAACGTAAGGTTTGGTATACCGGTGCAACAAGAGCAAGAAAAACTTTACATTTATTAAGAACAGACTATAAGTTTAACTACCCAATTGGGTCAGACTATTTAATCTATGTCCAGGAGAAAAATGACAAATAAAGGAATGTTTGATGAAGCTAAAGATGCAGATGAAAAACAAATTGGAGGATCTCACTACCAATCGTTTATTATTCAACCATGGACTTTTATAAGAAAGAATGGTCTCAATCCTTTTCAAGCAAATGTAATTAAATACGTATGTAGATATTTATTTAAAGGTAAAACAATAGAAGATATAGATAAGATTATTCATTACTGTGAATTAGAGAAACAACATTTAAAAGAAGAAAAAAAATGAACGGACTACAACTTACGTTAACATTTAAAAAATCAATGTGGAACACACCATCGGAATACAAAGATCTATCTAATGCAACTGAGATAGCAATTGACTTAGAAACTAGAGATGATGGTATTAATGAAAAGCTTGGAGCTGGTTGGGCTTTAGGTAAAGGAGAGATTGTAGGGTTTGCAGTAGCCGTTGATGGATGGCAAGGATACTTTCCATTTGGTCATTTAGGTGGTGGTAATATGATACCTGAACAAGTAAAAGCATACATGAAAAAAGTTTGTAGCTTACCTTGTGCAAAAATATTTCACAATGCTCAGTATGATGTAGGATGGTTAGAAGCATCTGGGATCACGGTCAACGGACCAATAGTAGATACAATGATAGCTGCAGCATTAATAGATGAAAATAGATTTCAATATAATTTAAATAGTTTGTCGGTTGATTATTTAGGTGAGATAAAAGCAGAAACAGAATTAAGAGAAGCTGCCGCAGCACATGGTATAGATCCTAAAGCAGAGATGTGGAAGTTACCTGCAGAACATGTTGGATATTATGCAGAGCAAGATGCAGTGCTTACACTAAAGTTGTGGCAAAGATTTAAACAAGAAATAAGAACTCAGAGTTTAGAAACAGTCTGGCATCTAGAACAACAACTAATTCCTGTCTTGATAAAAATGCGTCAACGAGGAGTGAGAGTCCAAGTGGAATTAGCTGAACAATTAAAAAAACAAATGTTGAACCAAGAGAAAGAAATACTATTGGCCATAAAAAAAGAATCAGGAATAGAAGTAGACATTTGGGCATCACGCCAGATCGCCAAAGCTTTTGACAAAATGAAGTTAGATTATCCACGAACTGAAAAAACAAAAGAGCCTTCCTTTACACAAAATTGGTTAATAAATAACAAACATAAACTAGCGCAGTTAATTGTGCAAGCCAGAGAGGTAAATAAATTTCATAGCACCTTCCTGTCATCAATACTTCGATACCAGGTCAAAGGTAGAATCCATGGAGAGATACAACAACTTAGATCAGATTCTGGAGGAACTGTATCGGGTAGACTATCTATGAGTAACCCAAACTTACAACAAGTACCTGCTAGAAATAAAGATCTAGGTCCTAAGATAAGATCACTATTCATACCAGAAGATGGCTATCAATGGGGCTCATTTGACTATTCACAACAAGAACCACGGATGACTGTACACTATGCAGCATCTATTGGAGAGAATGGTTATGCAGGATCTCAAGAATTAGTTGAAGCATACAAAGATAATAGCGCAGACTTTCATCAAACAGTTGCAGATCTTGTAGGTATAGAGAGAACTCAAGCCAAGACTATTGGCCTTGGCATAATGTATGGAATGGGTAAAAATAAATTAGCATTATCATTAGGAGTTACTAAGGATGAAGCAGATGATTTAATTGAAAAATATAATAAGAAGGTACCTTTTATTAGAAAACTTTCTGATAGATGTAAGTTAGCAGCAGATGAGAAGGGTGTAATTAGAACTAAGAAAGGTAGAAAGTGTAGGTTTGATAAGTGGGAGACTAGAGACTTTGGACTACACCAGGCCGAAACATTTGATAATGCAGTAGCTAAATATGGTAAGGATAATATCAAGAGAGCCTATACATACAAAGCATTGAATAGATTAATTCAAGGATCCTCAGCTGATCAAACAAAACAATCTATGTTGGATTGTTACAAAGCAGGTCACTTACCTATGTTACAAATACATGATGAACTTTGTTTTAATATTAAGGATGATGCTCATGCAAAAGAAATCAAAGGTATAATGGAAAAATCAATTGAGTTTAAAGTACCTTCAGTAGTTGACGTTGGATTAGGAAAGAGTTGGGGTGATGCTAAATAGAAATTTTCCCCATGATAACAAAGACTTAATAGCTTATGCAGCAGGATTGTTTGATGGTGAAGGTAACATTAATTATGCACAATATAAATGCAAGAAGCCAAATGGTAAGACTTATCTAAAATGGAATGTTGCAATGGAAGTTGCAATGACAGATCTAGATTGTATTAAAAATTTTTATGATATTGTAGGAGTAGGTAGTATTCATTTCAAAGGAATAGGTAAAGGTTCACTTGGTAAGACAGATCAATGGAGATGGAGATGCTCTCATCAAAAAGCATTACATCTTGCAAAATTATTTTTACCTTACTGTACTGTTAAAAGAGAAAGACTATTAAAAATTATAAACCACTATGAGTTTATTAAGCCGAAAGAATCCCTAGGAAAAAAGTTTAGTTTTTTAAAACCTAATAAAACTTAGCCTGTTGCAGCTAAGAGTTCTTGAACATCCTGGTGCTTTAATTCATTTCTAAGAGATTTAATTTCACTCTCAGTCTTTAGCATTTCAGTAGTACATATTCCATTTGTCATAAGACTAGCTGACCAAGCATGCTCTTTGTGTTGAAGTTTTTTAAGCAACTCCAATTTTTCTTTACTTAACATCTACGATCTCCTCGTATGTTATGTGGATTCTTTTATTACCGGTGAAGCCATCATTGATAACTTCAGCAGTACCATTATCCACGTTTTCTGACACTTTCAATATCGCTTCTTTACCATCGGCTGCTTCGACTACTTGGTCTACTTGCAGACCTCCCATGTATGCTTTGATACGATAAGCTGTCATAAGATATTATAGGATATTTCAAAGCTTTGGTCAATATCCATGCCTTGACTGTCAATAGCATAACAAAATACATCATAAGAGGCCATAGAGCCCCCTAATCCTTCGATCTTACGTTTTTGAGCTGTACCTATAGCCCTTGCCATAGATCTGCATTCTGAGGCATCTGAGAGGTTATCTCTAAGGTATTGTCCACACTTTGTCTCTCCATTTGGATAAGTCAAACAAAATGATGTTAGTAATATAAATTTAATCAGCATTAGGTTTCTAATAATTTTTCACAAGTAAACTTTGTATATATCTCATACTTATTTACTTCATCTCTACCCATTTCTTCTAATAAGTCTACTGATTTTTTGTAGCCATCAACATGACAATCGAATGAGTCAGTATAAGGAGTATCTATTTGAATAGGAGGCATGCAGCTTCCACCAATTACTGAGCATACATAAATTACTAAAATTATTTTCATTGACTTCTAATTACATCCCATATATTTAAGATAGCATAATAAAAACAAACCAACAATAGAGGAGACAAAATGGCAATCATACTAGAACCAAAAGGAGTTACTACGAAAAGTAATTCTACATCTGATGCACAAGATGGTTTATTACCATTAGGGCAAAAACCAGAAGGTGAATTAAATTCATTAGTTAGAATGCAAAATGCATTTAATAAATTAATGAGCACAATTAAGTTACTTGATGAAAACATTAAGAAGCTTACTGAAGAAAATAAAAGACTCAAAGATGCTTTAGGTATTACTGAAGTACAGGAGCCTTTAGTCTTAACTGAAGATATGGAGATTAAAGATGGACATCAATAAATGGAAGTCAGTAGCAATTGCTTCTAAAGATTATAAAATTCTTAAAGCACTTTGCAAATCAAAGTTTAGAGCTCCAGGAGCTATGGTCTCTAAATTATTGAATGACTATGTAGAACATCAAGCTAAGAAAAATAAAACGACTGTTGAAAATTTTAGAAAAAAATTATTAAACGGAGAAAGTAATGATGACGGAGAGCGATCTAAAAAGAGTTGACACTAGAGTCAAAGCAAAAGAACTTTTTACGATAGAATTAGATCATGCTACCAACACACTTACATTTATAGTTAACGGTAAGATTATGAATGTAGTTAAAACATACAAGGCAGATTCATTGTTTGAGAGAATGTTGAAGATAGCAAAATTTAAATTCTTGAAAATGAGAGACGCTAGTAGAAAAGAATACATTGGAAACTAAGCTAAAGGTATTAGATTTATTCAGTGGAATTGGAGGCTTTAGTTTAGGTCTTCATTCCACTGGTATATTTGATACAGTTAAGTTTGTAGAGTTTGATGAATTTTGTCAAAAGGTTTTAAAAAAGAATTTTCCAAACATACCAATTGAAGGAGATATAAAAAATGTCAAAGGAAAAGAATTCGAAGCAGATGTCATTGTTGGAGGATTCCCCTGTCAACCGTTCAGTGTTGCAGGTAAACAAAAAGGGAGAGATGACAACAGATATCTCTGGCCAGAAATGTTTAGACTCATTAAAGAAATCAAACCCGAGTTCGTTATTGGAGAGAATGTGCAGGGACTTGTTAACCTCCAAAACGGCATGGTCCTCAGACAGGTGCAAGATGACTTGGAAGGTGAAGGTTTCGAAGTCCAATGTTTCCTTATACCAGCTTCAGGCATCGGTGCTTGGCACCAAAGATTTAGAGTCTGGATTGTGGGCCACTCCAAACACAATGGATTACTTGCCGCCGAGAAGCGCAGCAGGGACAAAAAAATTAATGGAGGGGCACAGGAAGGGCAGAACCAAACCATCGAATCTGAGAGAACAAGTGGATCCAGAAACGATGAAGATGTATCCAACACCGAACGCAAGAGATTGGAAGGACTCAGTGAACAAGGTACCACCCTCAGTAGGGAAAACGAGAGGTCACAGTCTGGGTCAACGAATAGCAGCAGATCAAGTAAAAATGTATCCAACACCAAGAGCATCGGGACAGGAGGATGCAGAGACTCTGATCAAGAGGAAGGGAGAGAAAGCTGCAGCTCAACACAATCTGACGGCACACATGCAAATGTTTCCCAACATGGAAGCAGTGGAGAAACATCTTCGATCCAAAAAACAATCATTTCCGACTCCGACAAGTTTCGACTCGAACGAGATAACGAAACCAAGGAAGCCTCATCCAGGAGGGGGACAGAAGCCACCACTCAATCAAATAGTTCAAATGTTTCCTACACCATCAGCGAGTTGTCAGATGGATGTAGTAGCACCACCAGAGACAGTGAAAAAGAATTCATCAGGTTGGAGTGTAACGAGGGTTGGCACTGGAACGAAGTTCGGAGCCAAGTTGAACGATGTAGTGAACAAAGTAAATCAACCGATAGAACCTGGTGGCAAATTGAATCCGACCTTTGTGGAGTTCCTAATGGGATTTCCAGAGAATTGGAC